AGACGGATGGAGTGTGGCTTACCGAACTATCGATGCGCAATATTTCGGAGTACCCCAACGTCGTCGTAGAATCTACCTTGTCGCAGATTTTGCAGGCAGAAGTGCCGCAGAAATACTATTTGAGTCCGAAGGCATGCCAAGGAATTTTACGCCGAGCGGCAGCCCGTGGCAAAGAACTGCCGACAATGCTAAAAACTGCACTGGAAAAACAGGCGATAGCATAACTTGCCTAAATGACCAAGGTGGAAGAGTGATGTCTGTATCGAAGGATATTACTGCAACACTTCGTGCAGAGGAACATGGACATCAGCCTTGTGTAATGCAGTCAAGCGGTTTTTGCACCGAACACAGTGCCAAGAGCAGAAGTGTAGGATATGAGGAAGAACGCTCCCCTACACTTAGAGCAGGTGTTGTCCCAGGTGCAGTCATGTCCTTTGAACCGGGGGCTGCTTCTCGAGTTGGTGGCCATACTGACGAAAACTTAAGTGGATCACTTCGTGCAAACATGGGAGATAATCAAACAGCTGTTGTCATAGAAAACCATCCAACCGATAGCCGTGTGAAACTCTCGGAGGATAATAAAGTACAGACGCTAACCTCTCGGATGGGAACTGGTGGTGGGAATGTACCCCTTGTTATGAACACTCCTAAAACTTTAAAAATCCGCTCCGGCTGTGAAGGCGGTGGCAAGGGTGCATTGATACAGGATGACAAGTCTGCAACTCTTGGATGCAATAATGATCAGACCGTTTTTGTGCCCACCGCATATGGCATCTGTTCTGATAAAAGCAATTCCATGCAGTCTAGCAATCCGCATAGCGGTATATATGAAGCTGATACTTCTCGGACCATTGATGCCAATGGGGGAAATCCGGGATGTAATCAAGGTGGTATTGCAGTAGTTGCTCTGCAAGGCTCGATGATTGGAAGAGAGGATAAAAACGGTCCCCAAGGAAGCGGTATAGATGAAGATGTTTCTTTTACGCTTAATACCGCTGATCGTCATGCTGTTGCCTATGCCATGACTACCGGAGCCTATGCACAGGTTGAAGAAGATAAAGCACCTACTCTATTGTCGAGAGATTATAAGGATGCCCCTGTTGTGACTCAGCCTTGTTACGGTATTGATAGGGCGGCTTTTAATCAAGGAAGGAATGCTCTATATAAACCTACTGTAGATGAAGAACAGCAACCTACGCTCACAGCAAAAGGTCCTGGAGCAGTGGNGCACCCAGCTTCGTTTTATCCTCAGATGAAAGCTGAAAGTCAATGCTACAGACAGGACGGTACATCAAATACGATTATCAATGGTACCAATCCAGGCTATCAAAATGGATTGGTTGAGCCGGACTATATTGTTCGAAGGCTTACACCAACGGAATGTGCAAGATTGCAAGGTTTTCCCGATGATTGGTGCGACGATCTTGATACAGAAAATCCTACAGAAGATGAAATCTCATTCTGGACGGAGGTTTGGGAAACTCACCGCAAAATTATAGGTAAAAGCAAAAAGCCAAAAACAAGAAATCAGATTATAAAATGGCTTAACAATCCTCATTCCGATGCAGCCGAATACAAAATGTGGGGTAATGGCGTAGCACTTCCATGCGTTTGTTTTGTGCTGACTGGCATTGTGTTATCTACACAAAATACCGCCGATTAATGAAACAGTATTTTCTACAGAAAGATGCTCTAAATGACTTGATATTAACAGCCTTTAGAGTGATATATGTATGTACCGAAAATAGAAAGGCGGCATAAAAAATGCAGATAAACTATAATGTCACAGGAGCAAAAAGAAAAGAGCTAGTCAATGCAATCAGTCAACAACTAAATGCCCCTGTAAAATATCTCGGAGCACCTACATTTGCATATGAGATGGCAGACTACAATGTTAACAAAAACGGAGTTCTAAGTGGACCAGATAATAAGGAATTGGTCGATAATCTATTGGGACTTCACGACTTCAAAGCAATTTCAGAAGAATTTGACACACCACCTTCGAAAGCAGAAGCGGATGAAACTGAAGAATCTACCAGTTTGATAATTCAAATGCCACGGGCAGATTTTACCGACACGGCACTCGAGAACCTAAAAGGATTAGTAGAGAGCAAAGCAGCTCTTATAAAGAAAGCACTTGATACGGATTCCATTCCCATAATTGAAGATGAGGAATATGTCGCCTTCCCTTGGTTTCAAGGTGAGTGCTCCTCAGAAGAGGTTAAGGCATACACCCATTTTGTCACGGCACTTTGCGAAATGGCGAAAAAACAGACCCGTGTCAATTCCACCGAGAAATCAGTAGAGAATGAAAAGTACGCTTTCCGTTGCTTCCTTCTAAGGCTTGGTTTTATCGGCCCAGAATATAAGATAGAACGAAAGATTCTCCTCTCCAAGCTTTCAGGTAGCTCCGCTTTCAAAAGCGGAACGGCCAAGCAGGAGGTGAGTGAACAATGAATATCATTCACCCAGAAATGTTAAAGCAACTTAGAAGCTATTACACTCCAGGAACCCGTGTCATGCTACTTAAAATGAACGACCCTTATACCAAACTTCAGCCTGGAGCGAAAGGTACGGTTACTAGTGTTGATGACATAGGAACGATTCATGTCAGTTGGGATTCCGGTGGCTCCCTTGGAGTGGCCTTTGGTGAGGATTTATGCAAGAAAATCGAAGAGTAAAACATACAAAATTTAAGCAAAATGAGACAGTAAATATGTAGATTTATATTGCTAAGGAGTCAACTAATGAATGAAATAATTAAGGAACAAATCCTTTCCATCCGAGAAAGTGGAGTCACAAATATGTTTGATGTGGACCGGGTACAGTATGAGGCAAATGAACGAGGGTTTTATGAATTGGTAGTCTATTTAATAGACCATAAAGCGGAATATGCTCATTTCATACTGACGGGGGAAGTGGATGAAATAAGTAAATAAAAAATAACAGGATAAGGAGAAGGGCTTCATCTATAGGATTGAGGCTCTTTTCTTATGTCCTTTTCCAAAAAGGGGCGGTGTTTATGCGGAAACTGAAGAAATATAAGCCGACCGCCTTTATAGCTGAAGGGTCATATTACGATAAGGATGCGGCTGATTACGCTGTAGCTTTTATCGAAGCACTCTCCCATACGAAAGGTTTATGGGCAGGTAAGCCTTTTGAACTTATCGATTGGCAGGAACAAATAATCCGTGATTTATTCGGAATCTTAAAGCCAGATGGATATCGGCAGTTTAATACTGCTTATGTAGAGATACCTAAAAAGATGGGAAAAAGCGAGCTTGCCGCAGCAATTGCGCTTCTCCTCACTTGCGGTGATGGTGAAGAACGAGCAGAGGTGTACGGTTGTGCCGCTGACCGCCAGCAGGCATCAATTGTATTTGAGGTAGCAGCCGATATGGTGCGGATGTGTCCAGCACTGAATAAACGTGTAAAGTTGCTGGCTTCAACTAAGCGATTGGTGTACCTGCCGACCAACAGCTTCTATCAGGTATTGTCGGCTGAAGCCTACTCCAAACACGGCTTCAATATACATGGTGTTGTTTTCGATGAACTTCATACTCAGCCAAACCGGAAATTATTTGACGTTATGACGAAAGGATCTGGGGATGCGAGGACCCAACCGCTATATTTTCTTATCACCACTGCGGGAACGGATACTCAAAGTATTTGCTACGAAACACACCAAAAAGCAGTTGATATTATTGAGGGCAGAAAATACGATCCTACCTTTTACCCCGTAATCTACGGTGCCAAAGAAGAGGATGATTGGACTGATCCTAAAGTATGGAAGAAAGCAAATCCAAGCTTAGGAATTACAGTAAGTATCGATAAAGTTAGAGCTGCTTGTGAAAGCGCAAAGCAAAACCCTGCTGAGGAGAACAGCTTCCGGCAATTAAGATTGAATCAGTGGGTTAAACAATCTGTCCGTTGGATGCCCATGGCAAAATGGGATGCCTGTGCATTTCCAGTAAAACCAGAAAGTCTCGAAGGACGAGTGTGTTATGGAGGTCTTGACTTATCTTCTACAACAGATATTACCGCCTTTGTGTTGGTATTCCCACCAGAGGATGAAACAGATAAATATATCGTTCTCCCATATTTTTGGATGCCGGAGGATAATATTGACCTCCGAGTTCGACGAGATCACGTGCAATATGACCTTTGGGAGAAGCAGGGCTATATTTTAACCACCGAGGGAAATGTAGTCCATTATGGATACATTGAGAAATTCATTGAAGAACTGGGGGAAAAGTACAACATTCGAGAGATTGCTTTTGACCGCTGGGGCGCTGTTCAGATGGTGCAGAACCTTGAAGGGTTAGGCTTTACAGTAGTTCCCTTCGGTCAAGGTTTTAAAGATATGTCACCACCTACAAAGGAACTTATGAAGCTGACATTAGAAGAAAGAATAGCACACGGTGGACATCCAGTACTTCGTTGGATGATGGACAACATCTTTATAAAAACCGATCCGGCAGGCAACGTGAAGCCGGATAAAGAAAAAAGTACAGAAAAAATAGATGGTGCAGTAGCGACTATCATGGCACTTGACCGTGCTATACGCTGTGGCTCAGGTAATAGTGGAGATTCGGTGTATGACGAGAGAGGTTTGTTTATACTTTAACTTCTACAAGTTTTTTGGTATAATATTAAAAAATCATTTTACTATGGAAGAGTAATTTAATATGTGTACGTATTAGAAAGGGGTTAAAATGAGTATATTTTTTTATGGCTGTATAACTATGGATGGCTATCTAGCTGATAAAAACCATAACATGGACTGGCTATATCAAGCCGGTACAATAGAAGAAACTGATTATGAAAGTTTTTATAAAAGTATGGATATTACTATCATGGGCAAAAGGACATTTAACGAAATTGAAAATATTGAGAATATAGATAGCTTTTATCCAACCACTAAAAACTATGTTTTTACACATGCTGAAAGCTTATCAGTTGAGGGGTTTATTCCTGTTAATTGTGATATAGTAGAGTTTGTTAAACAAATAGAAAAGGATAAAAACATTTGGGTTATTGGAGGGAACACAATATTAGCTCCTTTATTGGATAATGATATGGTAGATAATATGATAATACAGATTGCTCCTGTGTTATTGGGGAAGGGAATACCATTGTTTTCACAGAAGGAAGCATTAAAGCGATTTTCCTTGAAAGAAGTAAAAAAATACGGACAATTTGCAGAATTAATTTATAATAAAATATAGCTTCACAACTTTTATACTATATGTTACTTAACTATGTGTTTGAAATATTCAAATTTAAAGCATCTCTTTACGAGGTGTTTTTTTTATGTCCATTTCAAGGAGAGTGATGCTGATGAGATTATTTACTAATATTTTTAAAGCTCGGGACAAACCGCAAAACCGTGTGGGCAGTGCGTTTTCCTTTCTGTTTGGCGGTACGTCATCTGGTAAAACAGTGAATGAGCGCACTGCAATGCAGGCAACAGCAGTGTATGCCTGTGTAAGGATACTAGCTGAAGCGATTGCAGGACTGCCACTACATGTATATAGATATCGTTCTGATGGAGGTAAAGAAAGGATTCCTTTCCACCCGTTGTATTACCTTCTTCATGATGAACCAAATCCAGAGATGACTTCATTCGTGTTTCGAGAAACACTGATGAGTCATCTTTTGCTTTGGGGCAATGCCTATGCACAGGTGGTCAGAAACGGTCGTGGGCAGGCAGTGGCTCTTTATCCCCTACTCCCCAACAAAATGGAAGTTAGCCGAGCAACAAACGGAGAGCTGGTCTATATCTACTATCGTGATACTGACGAAAGTGGTCTAAATCCCAAAGGTGGCTATGTCACACTCCGTAAAGATGAAGTTCTACACATACCCGGCTTAGGTTTTGATGGACTCATTGGCTATAGCCCAATCGCTATGGCGAAAAATGCAATCGGTATGTCCCTTGCCACTGAGGAGTACGGTGCGGCATTCTTTGCCAATGGTGCTAATCCTGGAGGTGTGCTGGAACACCCAGGAGTAATCAAAGATATACAGAGGGTCAAGGATAGTTGGAATAGCGCCTACCAAGGCACAGGCAACGCTCATAAAATCGCTGTGTTGGAAGAAGGCATGAAGTTTCAAGCCATTGGTATCCCGCCGGAACAGGCGCAATTTCTTGAAACACGGAAATTCCAAATTAATGAGATTGCGAGGATTTTCCGAGTACCACCCCATATGGTGGGTGATCTTGAGAAGTCTAGTTTCTCCAATATTGAGCAGCAGTCCTTGGAGTTTGTAAAATACACTCTCGATCCGTGGGTGGTGCGATGGGAACAAAGTCTCCAGCAATCGCTTATTTTGCCTTCTGAGAAAACTTCACTGTTTATCAAGTTCAATTTGGACGGTCTGCTTCGTGGTGATTACCAAAGTCGTATGAATGGCTACGCTACAGGTCGACAAAATGGCTGGATGTCTGCCAACGATATCCGTGAACTGGAGGATATGAACCGCATACCGGCTGAGGAAGGCGGCGATTTATATTTGGTTAACGGAAATATGACAAAACTGGCTGACGCAGGCGCGTTTGCCAAAACCGAAGGAGGTCAGTAAATGAGGAAGTTTTGGAACTGGGTGCGAGATTCTGATGAAGTACGTACCCTCTATTTAAATGGAGTGATATCCGAAGAAACGTGGTGGGGCGATGAGGTCACACCTAAGATGTTTAAAGATGAACTGCTGGCAGGCACCGGCGACATTACGGTGTGGATTAATTCCCCTGGCGGTGATGTGTTCGCAGCAGCCCAGATCTATAACATGCTGATGGAGTATACCGGAAAAGTCACTGTAAAGATTGATGGGCTTGCAGCAAGTGCCGCATCCGTTATTGCAATGGCAGGTGGAGATGTATATATGTCCCCAGTTTCCATGCTTATGATTCATAATCCATCAACGATTGCTATCGGTGACAGTGAGGAAATGTTGCGGGCAAAGGCTCTATTGGATGAGGTCAAGGAAAGCATTATTAATGCCTACGAGTTAAAGACAGGCCTTTCCCGAACAAAGCTCTCCCATCTGATGGATGCAGAATCATGGATGAATGCAAATAAAGCCCTTGAACTTGGTTTTGCAGACAAGATCATGTTCATGGAAAGTGAAACACCAGATTTGACGGATAGTCTTATCTTTAGCAGGATGGCGGTTACTAACTCGCTTATCAGCAAACTGCCAAAACAACCAAAACAGAAAACAGGTACACCCATCGAGTCGCTGGATAAGCGGCTTTCTTTAATTTCGCACTAATTTAAAGGAGGAAATAACAATGAGTAAAATTCTTGAATTGCGCGAGAAACGCGCTAAAGCTTGGGACGCAGCAAAGGCATTCCTTGATTCAAAACGTGGCGGTGATGGACTGTTATCCGCTGAGGACACGACAACCTATGAAAAAATGGAAGCCGATGTGGTGGCTCTTGGTAAGGAAATTGAGCGTTTAGAACGTCAAGCATCTATCGACTTGGAACTGTCGAAAGCAACCAGTAACCCAATTACGAACGAACCTACTAGAACTGGAGAGGAAAAGACTGGTCGTGCAAGTGCTGAATACAAAAAAGCTTTCTGGAATGCGATGCGTGATAATGTCAGCTATGAAGTAAGGAACGCTTTAAAGATTGGCACTGATTCCGAAGGCGGATTCCTCGTGCCAGATGAGTTTGAGCGTACGCTTGTAGAAGCCCTAGAGGAAGAAAATATCTTCCGTAGGTTGGCCAATGTAATCACGACATCTTCTGGTGACCGCAAGATTCCTGTTGTTGCAAGCAAAGGCACTGCAAGCTGGATCGATGAAGAAGGAGCCATTCCCGAAAGTGATGACAGCTTCGGTCAAGTATCCATCGGTGCTTATAAACTAGCAACGATGATTAAAGTCTCTGAGGAATTGCTAAATGATTCCGTATTTAATCTCGAAAGCTACATCACAAGAGAATTCGCCCGTCGCATTGGTAACAAGGAAGAGGAAGCCTTCTTTGTAGGTGATGGCACAGGTAAGCCAACAGGGATTTTAAATGCTACTGGCGGCGGTCAAGTGGGTGTTACTGCGGCAAGTGCCACTGCCATCACTTTGGATGAGGTTTTAGATTTATTCTACAGCTTAAAAGCACCGTATCGTAATAAGGCAGTATTCGTAATGAACGATGCCACTATAAAGGCTATTCGTAAATTGAAAGACGGTAATGGGCAATACCTATGGCAACCTTCCATCCAAGCGGGAACACCTGATACGATTCTTAACCGCCCGCTGTATACCTCATCATATGTACCTACTGCAAAAGCAGGTGCAAAGACTGTGGTATTCGGTGATTTTAGTTATTACTGGGTGGCAGATCGTCAAGGACGAGTATTCAAACGACTAAATGAACTCTATGCTGTTACGGGACAGGTGGGCTTTATTGCTACTCAGCGTGTTGATGGAAAGCTTATCTTACCGGAGGCTGTTAAGGTACTTCAACAGAAAGCGTAACGGAGGTGCATTATGAGTTATAATACGAAGAATTATACCGAACAAGGCGGAGAAAAAACTGTTATCGGTGGTGTTTTAGAAATTAAAGAGGGGGCCTTGATTACGGGGCTTCCTGTTCTTGAAAATCAGGCAGATAGTACCGCTGATAGTGTAGAAACTTTGGTGACAGACTTTAATAATCTGCTCACCAAACTAAAAGTCGCGGGGATTATGATTGCGGACGCTCCTTAATGGAAGGATGGTGGAGTGATGACAATACTTGAAAAGGTCAAAGAAAATCTAATTCTTAAGCATGACCTTGATGATGAACTTCTTAAAATGTACATCACCGCTGCTATCTCATATGCTGAAAGCTATCAACACCTGCCCCAGGAATTTTATTCTGAGAATACCATGCCCCCAACTACTGAACAGGCCGTTATCATGCTGTCGAGTCATTTCTACGAAAGCAGAGATGGCTCGACGGCTGGTTTCTTCGCCGATAGCGTACAGGCGGGGCAGCAGGTTTGGAACACGGTGAA